GGAAACAATATACGCTGATACTGATGATGAGTTCGAACATAAACAGATAGAGCAAATTCGTGTTTGTACTTTGCCAGTAGAAGATGGTCGAGTAGTTGGATCGGTTAATCTTCGTTTATTTAGGCAAAACGCAGATAATCAATGGAGTCTATATGATGAATACGAAACAGGTATGCCAAGAATATATATAGCTGCTTGTGATTTAGGTCGTGATGGTTACTTGAAAGCCAAACCTCCTCATGCTCGATTAGCCGAGATAAATCTAGCTCACTGGCGATCTCAATCAGATCAGGCCAATATTATGCACCATGCCAGAGCGCCAATGAAATACTTTCATGGTTACAGCAAGGAAGATTTAGAAGAGTTTACGGAAGGCGCAGGATACGCTTTTTTCTCAACTAACGAGAATGCTAAGATCGGAGTTGTTGAACATAGCGGAGCAGCTATCGATGCAGGCCGAACTGAACTCAAGGATATGGAGTTTCAGATGCAAGCAATGGGTTTGCAGTTAGTTGTGTCGAGAACAGGATCATCTACAGCAACAGGTGATATGATTGATGAGGCAAAGATAAACAGTCGATTAGGAATGTGGGCTGATAATCTAAAGGATACATTAGAGCTTGCTTTTACTTGGATGGCTGAAATGGCTGATATAAACGCAGAAAAGATAGATATAGTCATAAACAAGGACTTTGCTGCAAACGCATTATCTCACTTGGAAATGGATGCTTTGAACAAAATGTATCTAACAGAGGTTATTTCTAAGCAGACCTATATCAACGAAGCGAAACGCAGAAACATATTATCGGAAGAGGTTAGCTTTGACGATGAGCAAGATTATATGATGCAAGAGCCTATGGATGAACCTGATAGTATAGAAACGCAAGATGGCAATAACCGATGATATTCTTGACGATACCTTACGTCATGCACATTACTTAGAAAGATATAAATCAGGCGTAGTAAACAAAGTTGTCGGTTTGCTGAATAATGGCAACGATAAATATTACGCTCAAATTTATCGATCTAAGATAGAAAACCTCAATCGAAGAGATGTTGATAAGCTACTTGTCAGGCTAAAGAAGTCTATCAAAGCAGGATATGAACCTGTTGTTGAGTTGCTAGATGGTGAGATCAGGGATCTAGGTGAGAGCGAAAGCAGATGGCAAAAGAAGATTATAGATGGTTTAGTTCCTATCGAGCTAGATTGGGAAGCACCAAGCGAAGAACAAATCTATGCTTCAGTAAACGCTAGGCCATTCGAAGGGCTTTTATTAAAGGATTGGTATAAAGGTCTGGAAGATGGAGCGTTTAGGCGTGTCAAGCAAAACATTATGCAGGGATATGTCGAAGGGCAAACGACAGATCAGATCGTTAGAAACATCAGAGATGTATCAGAAGGTAGAAGTCGAAGGGCAGCAGAAACGGCTGTTAGAACGGCTTTAGCACATACATCGAACATTGCTCGAAACGAAAGCTACCGCAGAAATAAGCGTGTAATTAAGGCGATTGAGTGGGTGGCAACCCTAGACAATAGAACGACAGCCGTTTGTCGAGCAAGAGATGGAATGACTTATCCATATAATAAAGGGCCTCGGCCTCCTGCTCATGCAGGGTGCAGATCGACAACTATTCCAGTGCTTAAATCACTTAGGCAGTTAGGAATTAAGGCTGATGAAGTGCCAGTTAAATCAACTAGGGCATCGATGAATGGTCAGGTATCCAATGAGCTAAACTATGATGGATGGCTTCGTAAGCAACCAGTAGAGTTTCAAGATGATGTTTTAGGCGTACAAAAGGGTAGATTGTTTCGTAAAGGTCTAACGATGGAGCGATTTGTCGATAAGGAAGGCCGAGAGTTTACGCTGAAAGAGCTTGAATCACGCGAAGCAGAAATATGGAAAAAGGTTTATGGCGGTGATGTTAAAGCTAAAGCCAAGCCAAGAAAGCCACCATCAAAGCCGAAAATAGATGTTACGTCTGCTATGACTGTCAAAGGATTTACAAAGGACGAGTTAAACAGCAAGCTAAATAGTGGTTTAACGCCTTTAACTGCTAGAATTGCCGATAAGCTGCCAAAACCTAATAAAATCGTAGGCGGTAAAAATAAAGGTCTTTATAGAACAGACGAAAGAATTGTCGAGTCAGGTTTGGAGCGAGATGTAATGACGCACGAATATGGGCATCACGTTGATAGAATGCTCCAAGTTGATCCTGAAACTGGGAATAAAGGCTCAAATAGTAAATACTGGTCAAGTCAAGGTCTAAGGGAAGCATGGGAAAAGGATCGATCAGCCAGTGGTGTTTTTAAAGTCAGTAAAGACAAGAAAAATAAACGGTTATTAGAAATAAAAGATGAACTGTTTAACACTACAACGGTCACTAAAACACTTCCATCAGGTTCAACTTACGAAACTACTCAGCGTAATTTTAACTTTGATGGGGCTGATATGATTTCCGACATAGTTGATAGTTTTGTAAAAGGCGACTTTAGAAAAAATTATAATGTTTACGGTCACTCAAAATCGTATTGGAAATATAGAAACTCAGGTACAATGGAGGCATTTGCTAATCTATATGCAGTTCAAAACCGTCCAGAAGCAAACGCATACGCAAAGAAGAATTTTCCCAATCTTTACAGAGAGTTTATGAGAAAACTGGAGGACTTTGATGCTAATTCTTAGTGATGTTTTAGATATGTACATGAAAAAGTTTAATTTAGACGAAGAGCCTATCTTACCGATGGGATCAGCCGAGGAAGCAATAGAAATGCTTATGATAGCTATCGATACTAATAAAAAACTTACATTTGAGTGGGATAATTTAGATCCAGATCAATATAGCCTATAGATTATTAAGATGCGTACCAATCTTGGTAATTTAGACAGGAATTAACCTGTTAAGCGAAACGGTACAGCGCAAAGGAAACCATATCATGGCAGAAGAAGCACAAGTAATAGAAGAAACACAAGTCGAAACGGAAACTGTAGACAATTCAGATAATGAAATAGCTAATCTCAGTAAGCAGATAACAGAAATTAAACAGAAGTTAGTCGATGCAACCGAGGAGGCTATGCGTAGACGCAAGACAAATGAGCGTCTGAAGTCGGAGCTAGAGACTTTACAAAATAAGCCAGTTGAACAGGCCGACAATAATAATGAGGCAATACTTGCACAGTTCAAATCGCAGTACGAAGAGAAGGAAAAAGCACACCAATCTATTGTTAATGATCTCGTAAAAAAGAACGCAGTTAATGAACTTAAAACGGCCTTGATTGCACAAAATATAGATCCCATAGGTGCTAATTTACTGCTACCTTTCGCAGAGTCTCGTTTTCAAATTGACGAGGTTGGAAATATCCGTATAATGTCATCAGATTTATCTAAACCTCTCGCAGGAACGGGTAGCGATGGTTATGCAACTAGTGCGGATCTAGCTAAAGAACTTGCAGCGTCACAGGAAGGCCAACGTCTTGTAAAAGATACAGGCATTTCGGGAGGTGGAAAACCTCCAGCGAGCCAAGGCGGTAACGCAGGCAGTAAAACCATGCCCGACGCAGAATTTCGTAAACTATCGCAAAAAGCTCGGTGGGCATTTCTCAATCAAGGCGGCAGACCTATTTAAGGTGACCGCAACAGAAAGGAAAATGTTATGGCAAACGTCTTAACAGATCTGGCGGCAGACATTTATAGAGCTGCTGACATTGTAGGCCGAGAACTAACAGGCTTTATCCCTGCTTCAACTGTGAACGCAGGATCAGAAGAAGCTGCTGTTGGGCAGAACGTGCGTTCATTCGCTACTCCTGCCGCTACAGCGGTAACAATCGCACCAAGTATGACTATTCCAGAGGGAACAGATCAAACACTAACTAACAAAACGCTGACAATATCTAATCAGCGCGGTGTTCAGATCCCATATACTGGAGAAGATGTACGCTTCTTAGATGGTGGCGCAGGATACGAAACAGTATATGGCGCACAAATCCAACAAGCTATGCGAACACTTGTGAATGAAATGGAAGCTGATTTAGCTGAGGAAGCATATAAGAACGCTTCTCGTGCAGTTGGTACAGCAGGAACAACTCCATTTGGTTCGAACTTCAACACAGTCGCAGCGGCTCGTCAAATCTTGGCTGACAACGGTATGCCAACAAATGATGGACTAATGAGCTTGGTTGTAAACACAAGTGCAGGAGTTAACCTTCGTAACTTAGCAACACTTACTCAAGTAAACACAGCAGGAAGTGACGACACTCTTCGCAGAGGTGAGCTACTTAACTTGCAAGGTGTTTCACTGAAAGAAAGTAGCCAAGTGCAGAGCCACACCAAAGGCACAGGTACATCTTACCTTGTCAACAATGCTTCAGCAGCAATCGGTGATACTACGATCCCTGCTGATGGTGGTTCAGGTACAATCGTTGCAGGAGACGTGATTACAATCGCAGGCGATACAAACGCTTATGTTGTAAATACTACTCTCGCAGGCGGTAACTTGGCGATCGGTGATACTGGTCTAAGGGTGGCAGTTGCAGATAACGCAGCTATCACAGTGGGCAATAACTACACTGCGAACGTTATGATGCACCAAGCAGGAATGGAAATCGCAATGAGAGCGCCTGCTAAACCAACAGGTGGCGATGCTGCTGAGGACATGATGATTGTTCAAGATCCACTAACTGGAATGGTCTTTGAGGTTGCTGTTTATAAAGGCTTCAACAAAGCAATGATCCAAGTTGGTGCAGTCTGGGGCGTGAAAGCATGGAACTCAGATGCAATCGCGGTTCTTATGGGCTAATTGATGAGGGGCGAAAGCCCCTTTTCTTCCTCACTTTCAAGGAGATTGATATGCCAAAAGGAATGGGTACTTACGGAACTAAGAAGGGCCGTCCACCAAAGAAAAAGGGTGGTAAAAAAAAGGGTGGTAAGAAAAAGTAATGGCAATAGGCGTTAAACATTACTTGCGAAATGGAACTGTCTTTAAGGGCAATTCTCACAGAATGCCAAACGGTCAGATCCATTCTGGAAAGACGCATGGTAGAACAAGCAAACGCTTATATCACTTTTCACAGTTAAGTATGACAGCCAAGAAGAAGGCTAGAAAGAGATAACAGTGCCTAAAAGACGTAAATCAACCGTTAACGCAGCAGGAAACTATACAAAGCCTAAAATGCGTAAACAGTTATTTTACTCTATTAAACGTGGATCAAAAGGCGGTCGCGCAGGGCAGTGGAGTGGTCGAAAGGCTCAAATGTTGGCTAGACGATATAAAGCAGCAGGAGGAGGGTACAGATAGATGGCTCTCAAGAAGTCGCAAATATCGCTTAGGAAATGGACAGGTGAGAAGTGGGATTATACAGGCAAGAAGAAAAAGAGTCGTTACTTACCAAAGGCTGTAAGAGATAGCTTAACTCCTGCACAAAAGGCAGCAGGATCAAGAGCAAAGAATAAGGCCACTAAATCAGGTAAACAATCGGCTAAATATACTAAAACAGAACGCAGAGCATTAAGGCGACTAAGATGAGCAAGCGAGATCCGAGGATAAAAAGGTTGGGTGTCGCAGGATATAACAAGCCAAAGAAAACGCCAAGTCACCCGACTAAAAGTCATGTTGTATTAGCTAAAGTCGGTGATAGGGTTAAAACAGTTAGATTTGGTCAGCAGGGTGTTGAGGGCGCAGGGAAAAACCCTCGAACTGTTGAACAGAAAGCTAGGAGAAAGTCTTTCTTAGCTAGACATAGAAAGAACATCCAGAAAGGTCGAATGAGCGCGGCTTTTTGGGCTGCAAAGGTTAAATGGTGATAAAATGAATCTTATTAAAATTAAACATAAAGGCTCAAAAGTTGGATGGGCGTTAATCAATGAGGCAGATTTCGACAGCAAGAAACACGAGCGTTTTGAGGGCGAACCAAAACGAGCAAGGAATGATAAAGGTCAACTCATAGCAGATGATCCATCAACTCCTGATGTAAATGAAGCATATGAAAGTGGCAAAAAGCCAGTAAAGAAGAAGAAAACGTCTACTAAGAAGGGATAAGTCATGGCGATAGTTACAACAGTAGGCGGCACAACAACAAACAGCTTTATTACTGTGGCTGAATACGAGGCTTTCTGGACAGAGAGAAACGTAAATATTTCGGGTAATACAGCCGCAAAAGAATCTGAACTGGTCAAGGCTGCTGATTATATAAACAGAAGTTACACTTTTGTTGGTGAGCAACAATATCGCTATCAGGCGATGGTTTGGCCTCGATTGACTGGTATTTATCTTGTTAAAGATTTCCCTATCGATCCCGATGTTATTCCACAGGATATAAAAGATGCTCAAGCAGAGTTAGCTTATATTATTCATCAGGGAACAAACGTATTTGCTACGGTTGAGGGTGGTGCAAAGGTTCGAGAGAAGAACAAAGCAGGGCCAGTAGAAACAGAAGTCGAGTTTACCAACTTTAGAGAAACGCCTCGATTTGTAGCGATTGAAGGATTGCTTTCGCCATATACAATTTACGGTGGCGCTCAACTTAAAATGGTGCGCGGATGAGTACAACAGTCACAGCAATCTCAGATGCAGCTTTCGATGCCGTTGATATAGCGGTAACAGATGTTATCTTTGATGCGACAGTGACTTACGAAACGCAAGGAGCTTATAATCCTGCAACTGGTACTTATTCAGTTACAACAACAACTCTCACAGGCAGAGCTTTATTTGATACTAGTACTCCTGCAAGAGATATATTTCCTGATTCAATTATCGGATCAAACCGTCAACTTGTTCTGTTGGAGGGTTTTAGCGAGGTTATCAAGGAAGCATACAAGCTAACTATTTCATCTATTGATTATGAAATAAAAGCAGCGCAGAAAGTTGTCGGATCTATTTCACTTCAATATGGAGTGGCCTTGCAGAAATGACTTATAAGAATTTCGAGATACAGCTAAACAAAGATTTAGTCGATACGGATGAAAAGATCGAGGACGTTATCTCATTGATTGCTATGGATAGTTTGCGAGGTATTGTTTTAAAGTCGCCTGTTGATCTGGGAACATTTCGAAGAAATTGGATTGTAAGTAAAAATAGAATGAACCCTGCAACTATTAAGGGTGTAGATAAAACAGGAACACAAACGATTGCTAAAGGTACACAGACAATAGAGACTTTTGAGTATAAGAAAGATAAATCAATTATTATTCAAAATAATCTGCCTTATGGAAATAGGTTAGAAAATGGATGGTCTAAGAAAGCTCCGAAAGGTATGGTTGCACTAACGTTAGCCGAAATGCGAACCAAATATAGGAACGTGTTAATATGACTTATGCATTAGAGAGAAGAGCGATTGAGGTATATTTGAGCGCTCAATGGGGAACAACGACTCCAATAGGTTTCGATGGTCATGAGTTCAGCCCTTCTTTTAATAGTATTCGAGTATCAATAGAAAACGGTTTAACTATGCAGGGATCTATTGGTGCAAATACTAATAGAATAGATTATACTGGCATTGTAACTATCCAGATCTTTACGGAGAACGGCAAGGGATCGGAGACTTGGAGAGGTTACGCAGAAACATTAGACGGTATTTTTTTCGATAAAAGGATTGCGAATACGGGTGCAATAGCGACTACAAACGAATTTATCAGATTCTCACCAGATCAACAGCACCCATATATTTCTGGCGAGGTTTCTGATATACCATTTAACATTGCAACTTTTGTCGTACCTTTTGTGCGATACGAGTTTAAATAAGGAGGCCACAACATGACTGGCATTGCATCTAATCAGCTACGGAGCGCGTTTGTGGCTGAATCAACAGTGGGAACTACTCCCTCATCACCATCGTTCACAACAAGCGATGTTCCAATAAATATGACTGCTGCTCCAAATGTAATCGAGCATCGATCACTCGCAGCAAAAGGCGAAGCTGTAGAAACGGCTATCGCAGGAATTGATGTCACTGGTTCTATGTCAGGCACATTAGTTTATGGAGCTTACGACACATTCCTTGAGAGCTTGCTTCAAGGCGCTTATTCAACAAACGTATTAAAAAGTGCAAAGGCAACTAAAACGGTTACTGTAGAGAACGGAATAAACGCAGGAGTTGGCGGTACGCTTACAATGATGCGTTACACAGGTGTCGAGGCAACTGGTGGATCATTAACTCTTGCTTCAAATGCAGAGATAGGGTTTTCCTTTGATCTCACTGGCATAGGTTCACTTGATACGACAACATCTGCAATCGGTAGCTCATCATATACAGATCAAACCGAAAGAGCGCCTTTAACATCAGGTGTTGATGTTGGAACGATAGCATTTGCAGGGTACACACTAGACGCTTTTGAGAGTGCGACTATCAACTTCAACTATGAAGGTAGAGAAGCACAAACAAAGCTAGGAAGCTCTTTTACTAAGGACGGCATTACAAGAGGGGCTTTGCTTCCTGAGATAACTGCCCGTGTTTATGTAGATACTAACTTTGCAACTTTGTATAATGCAGCAAGAGATACAAATCACTCGCTCTTTGCAGTTACTTTTCCATTAGGTTCAGTATCGAGTAAAAAATACACTCTTGTATTTCCTAAGTGTAAGTTTGTGGGATCTAATATTGACTTCACTGGCACTAATGCAATGCAGGACGTAACAATCCGAGCAATGTATGACGAAGCTACCGAGGATGCGTCAGTAAAACTAACGAGAGCAGTTTCATGATTGCTGTTCGTAAATTTCACGGAACTGTCGATGGTAAAGAGAAAACTTTTTACGTTGGCGATCAAATTGATGCTAAGACTGTCAAAGAGTTAGGGTTGGCCGACAAACCCGAACTAGCCAAGGAATCCAAGGCTAAGAAAACACAAGAATAGACGTCTATAGTGGGGTGGGTTGTCGGTATTCCTGCCCCACACAAAACCGACAAAGGAGACACCGATGCTTAAACTAAAGAAACCTCAATTATCAGATATGGTTTTTGAGAGTAATTTTACGCCTGAGTTAGACTTTTTAGCTGATAAGGGCAAAACATATATCACTATCAAATGTCGTGCAGGAGGTTGGGCTAACCCTGATTTAACTGTGATGCGTGAACAGGTGGTATTATATCAAGAAATGCAAAGCCTCAAAGCAACTAAAATGATTGATAACGAGGATAAATACACAAAATTTAAGTTTCAATCCGATAAGGAAGTTGGCAAGAAGTTATTTGAAGCTCTTTATGATACTTGCGTTGTTTCATGGGAGACTAATATACAAAACGATGGCACTAAGATGAAATGCGATAAGGAGCATTTTCTTGAGCTTGCCGATGTAAAGATAAATGAATTGTCCGAGTTCTTCATGGATTGGGCAAAGTACGTTGATGAGTTAGGTAATTTTAGACAGGAAGTCGAAGAGGAAACGGTAAAAAACTAATCGAGGCGCTTCTATGGTCTTTTAAGTACTCTGCAAAGGATGAGGCTTATTTGATGGCAAAGGGCGCAATAGAGGTCAGAAATAAACCTAATCCTCAAAATATGATGTATTGGATTGGATATAACGATTTGAGACAAGGACGACAAATAGGATATTCTGGGTTTTCCCCTATACCGTTCAGCGAAATTATGTCATATTGCTCTCATATTGGTCTTGATGATCCTATTGAACGCCAAAGTTTTGCTCGTTGCATGATGGCCTTAGATATTACGGAGCGTAATTATTATGACAACATTAAGTCTTAATATCGATGCCAGAGGCGCTCAGAAGGGCGCTAAAGATTTTAAACGAGCTACCGATCAAGTTAAAACGTCAGCAATGCAGGCCGACAGTGCCGTTGAGCAGATGGGTACAAGCGTTGCTCGAACTGGCAAATCAATGTCAGGCAGAAATACATTCATATTCCAAAACACTGCAAACCAGTTAGGCGACATCGCGGTTCAAGCATCGATGGGAACAAATATGTTTCGAGTGCTTGGTATGCAGTTACCTCAAATCGCAGGAGGCTTTGCGCTTCTTGGCGGCTCTCTTGGCGTTGTTGCTCCTATTTTGGGTGTTATTGCAGCGATTGGTTTTCCGATATTAGCCGCAATGACATCTTTCGGTAAATCAGCAGGAGATGCAGCAGAAGAATTAGACAAGGTTAGCGATGCCTTAAATGATCTTTCTGGCTTTGATAAGATATTAGCAAACAATTTAGTTGAGCCAATAGATAAAGCATCAGAGGCAGCACAAAGATTAATAGAAACTTTAAGGCGTCAGGCTTTCGAGGAAGTGCTAAGAGGCATGGCAGATCCTTTGCAGAAAATGCTTGATCCGTTCTTTGACCGAATGAACGAAGTTGAGCCACAAATAGAAAAGACAAGAAATGCAATAAACAGCTTATTTATTGTTCCAGAAGGTCAAAGAATGGACACTGATCGCATCAAGCGATTAATGGGCGACTTAGATGATTTAGAAAAGAGTCTGGGCATTTCTAAAACTATCACAGATGAAGTGATGGGAGCTTTAGAAGCCTCTAACAGTGCAATAGGTTTGGCAGAAAATCTATTAAATGCTCGAAATAATCTTGCAGATATGGGCATAGAGGGTACGGACTTAATAAAAACATTCGATCAGATCTTAGATAGCACTGGACTGCATAATTTAATACTGCAAAAACAACAGCGTTTGCAAATAAGAATAACTAAAGAAGCTAAAGAAGAGGCTGCGGCTAGAGATAAGATCGTTAAGCGTAACAGAGAAAACTTTATGGTCGAGGCTTCTGTCGCTGTTCAAGAGCAAAGGATTGCAGAACTAAGGGCTGCTTTTGCAAAGAAACAGCAAGATCTTGATAAAAAAGAACCCCTTAAAAAGACTAGGAATCAAATAAAACAGCTTACTCCAGAGATAAAGAACTTGAAAACGGCAGTCGATATGATTGGAAGCTCATTTGAGCGTTCCTTTATGAGCGCTGTTACTGGCACAGCATCAATTAAAGATGCTTTCCGATCAATGGCTTCAACCATTATTGCCGAGCTTTTTAGAATATTTGTTGTTAAGCAAATAACAGGTTTTATCACAAATTTAGCAACAAGTGTTTTAGTAGGCGCACCTCAAGGGCCAACATTATCGGGCGCACCATTACCTAGATTTGATGGTGGTGGATACACAGGAAACGGCCCTCGATCAGGTGGATTAGATGGTCGAGGTGGCTTTATGGCTATGCTTCACCCAAATGAAACAGTTGTCGATCACTCAAGAGGAAACTCTGGTGGTGAGGTCGTAGTAAATCAAACTATCAATGTGACTACTGGAGTTCAGCAAACCGTCAGAAACGAAATACAAACACTGCTTCCACAGATAGCCGAGGCAAGTAAGTCGGCTGTATTGGATGCTCGGAGAAGGGGTGGCAGCTTTGCCAATGCGTTCTAAATGGCTATAACTTATCCTTTAACACTTCCATCGCACACAGGTATTCGAAATATAACGCTTCGAGCAGTTAATACTGTCGGGATGAGTATGTCTCCTTTCACTTATCAGCAACAGGCGGTCGCTCATGCAGGGCAAAGATGGGAAGTAGATGTCACGCTTCCTGCTATGAATAGAGCAGATGCAGAACAGTGGGTTGCTTTTCTCGTTAGCTTACGAGGCAGATTCGGCACGTTTACGCTCGGAGATCCTGTCGGTGCAAGTCCTAGAGGTTCAGCAGGAGGCACTCCATTGGTAAACGGAGCGAGTCAAATAGGCGGCACGTTAAACATAGATGGATGCACAGCCTCGCAAACAGGATGGCTCAAGGCAGGGGATTATATACAGTTAGGATCAGGTGGCGGTGCGACTTTGCATAAAGTTCTAGCTGACGTTGATAGTAATGGATCGGGTCAGGTTGCAGCCGATATATGGCCTTATATACGAACTGCTCCGAGCGATAATGCAACGGTTGTTGTGACTAATACAGTTGGACGCTTTCGATTAGCTAGTGACGAGCAGAACTGGAGCATAAGAGAGACTGCTCTTTATGGAATAACTTTCGGTGGCGTTGAGGCTATCTGATGACTAGAACGATAATATCATCCATATTAAACAAATTTGATGATGCCGAAGTTTCTCCATTTTATGCAGTAGATTTATTATTTGATACCACTCCCATTTATATTTGGACAGGATTCGGAGATATTACTATTGATGGCAGTCAAACATATAGCGGTGTCGGAGAAGTGTTATCAATATCAAATGTTGAGGAAAGTCAGGATATAAGCGCTAAAGGAATTAACCTAACTCTTAGTGGCATTCCGTCCAGTTTGTTAACTTATGCATTGAATACTCCTTATCAGGGCAGACTTTGCAATGTTAAATTTGGCTTTATAGATTGGTCAAGTCCTGCGGCACAGAACGCAATGTTAGTTTTTACTGGATATATGGATACGATGGTAATTGATGAAGGGCCAGAAACCTCAACTATAATAACATCTGTTGAGAGTAGATTAATAGACTTAGAAAGACCGAGAAATCGTAGATATACAACGGAAAACCAAAAGCAAAGGCACTCAGGGGATTTAGCATTTGATTTTGTTGAGAGCCTTCAGAATCAAAGATTGCAATGGGGTGGCGGTGGCTGATGCGTGTTCCAAATTGGGATATTAAGTTAGCTGATTATGTAAATAGCTTACAAGATTATCCCTTTGTTTGGGGTGAGCATGATTGTTTAACATTTGTTAATAAATGCGTTGAAATTATGCGAGGTCAGAGTTTTGCAGATGATTGGCTTGGTGATTATACAAGTGGACGAACTGCATTTAGAACATATAGAAAGCTATTATATACGCAGGAATATGATACAATAATTGAAATGCTAGATGATAGATTAGATAGATTTAAAGGTAGATTTCCACCAAGGGGATCAGTCGTTGGTCGTCCTTGCGATCAGGCTATTGGTATTTTGCCTGTTTCTTTGGGTATTATTGTGAGTGATCTTGCGGCTTTCTTAGGCGAGGGTGGCATGGTAATGGCAAATCTGGACGAGAATGATTTGTTTTGGAGTGTTGAATAATGCCACAGTTTTTTATTCCACTTATAGTTGGAGCAGGGGCAGCGGTTGGCGTGGCTGTTTCTGTAGGTGTGGCAACTGCAATATATTATGTTGGTGCTACTATTGTTACATCATATGCAATAAATGCTCTAAGTAAAAAAGCTCTTTCTAAAGCTAGATCAGCAGCCGCATCAGTACAAGCAGCACAGAAGGGTTATGGAACAAATGTAAATGCTGTCGCTCCTGCATCCGATCATGCGATTATATACGGTCAGCAGCGTGTCGGTGGTGTTGTTTTTTATCGTTCTATTACAGACGATCAAAAGTATTTGCATACTTTAATCGCGTTGGCAGGGCATGAATGTGAAGAGATTGGCACAGTATACGCTGATAATGTTGTATTAACATTAGATGGTAGTGGCTTTGTTACTAACGATGTATTTCAGATAAAGGATGCTGATGGCGCTGTGGTTAATTCAGCAATACGAATTAACAAGCATTTAGGCACAAGCTCACAAGCGGGTGACACTGATTTAGTTGCTGAAGATAGTGCATGGACAGCAAGCCATCAGGCAAAAGGCGTTGCTTATATTTATATCAGGGCTGAATTTGATACTAGCATATTTCCTCAAGGGTTGCCGACATTCAGCGCGATTGTAAAAGGTAAGAAAGTATTCGATCCAAGATCATCAGCAACAGCATGGTCGTCAAATGCTGCTTTATGTTTAAGGGATTATCTTATTTCTGATTATGGTCTTGGTGCAGAAACAAGTGAAATAAATGATACAGTGTTTTCTACAGCAGCAAACACTTGTGATGAAAATATAACTTTATCAGCAGGAGGCACAGAAAAACGATATACAGTTGATGGTTCGTTTGTGACAGCTTTACCTCCTGATGATGTTATAACTGATCTCGTTGCATCGATGGCAGGAACAATATTCTATAGTCAGGGTCAATGGGGTGTCAAAGCAGGAGAATTTACCTCATCAGTTTTGACGCTCGATGAGGACGATTTACGAAGCAATCTACAAGTAAACACTAGGAACAGTCGCAGAGATAATTTTAACGCAGTTTCGGGAATGTTTGCAGGGCCTGCAACAGATTATCAGCCGACAGACTTTCCACAAATCACATCAAGCACGTTTGAAACTGTTGATGGCGGTGAGAGAGTCGTGCAGGATATTCCTTTACCGTTTACCTCTACCGCATCTATGGCGCAAAGAATAGCAAAAGTTGCTCTATATAAACAACGTGAACAGCTAACATTATCTGGCACGTTTGGGCTGAGAGCATTACAGCTTCAAATCGGTGATATTATTAGTCTGACAAATACAAGACTTGGATTTAGCAGCAAAACATTCGAGGTTGCTGATTGGAGCTTTGGATTTGGTCAAGATAAGGCGTTAGAAGTCACTATGACTTTGCGTGAAATTAGTTCAGCCGTTTATGATTGGAACGCAGAAGAAACAGCCTTTGAACTAAATGCAACAGCGCTACCATCTGCAACCGAAGTTCCTACCGTGGGTCTTGGCGTTGATTTTGATTTGCGTGTTGTCAATCAGGCAGCCGTTGGAGTTCTTATTATTGATGTGACAGCAAACGAGCCATATGCAGTAGAATTTGAGGCTCAATATAAACGAACCAGTGACGCTAATTTTATTTCCGTAGGTAAGCAAAGAAATGGATTGTTTGAAGTAACTGGATTAGGCGATGATACTTACGATGTAAGAGCCAGAGCCTTTAATTCTTTTGGTGCAGCAGGGCCTTTTACCTCAACAGCAGGAAAGCAATTAACAGCCTTTGCAAGTCCACCAGATAACGTGACAAACTTTACTGGTAACGTAACAGGTAGCGCTTTGAATCTATCTTGGACACCAGTAAGCAATGCAGATTTATCACATTATAAGGTTCGATATTCTTCTGCTACATCTGGCGCAAGTTATCAAAATGCAGTTGGCATAGTTGATAAGATTGCTCGTCCTGCGAACACGGCAGTCGTTCCTGCTAAAACAGGCACTTACTTTCTTAAAGCAGTAGATAAAATAGGCGGTGTTTCTGCATCGGCTGCAAGTTTCGTTGTGCTAGTTGATCCAAATAATGTTGAGAACTTTAATGCTATTCAAACAATACAAGAAGATCCTGTTTTTGCAGGGGCTAGAAGCAATGTCGTAGTCTTAGAGGATAGCGAGGGCGATTACTTGGCGTTGGATACCGTACAGCAATTTGACGCTCAATCAGGCGACTTTGATGATGCTTTAGGTTTATTTGATGGATTTTCTGGAACGGTTGCATCTGGTACATATGATTTTAATACAACGGTTGATTTTGGTGAAGTATATACGAGCCGAATATACCCTAAATTCAAGGTGGATTATTTAGATTATGTTAACGATTTCGACAGTGCCACAGGGAATTTTGATGCTCGTCTTGGAGATTTTGACGGAGATCCTGCCCAGTTTGACGTAACATCAGCAAGATTTGAGTTGCGCCATACTAACGATGATCCATCAGGTTCACCAACTTATACATCGTATCAGCCGTTCATCGTTGCAGATATAACAGCCAGAGCAATGCAGTTCAGATGCATATTAGAATGTACGAATGGCGCGGCTTCTCCTGCTATAAGAGAACTTAGGGCTGAAATAGATATGCCAGAGCGAACACAGTCAGAAGTCGATATAACATTTACTGGAACTAAAGCGGTTACATTCCCGACTAAGTTTAAGGGAGTTCCTGCTATTGGATTGTCGTTAGCTAACTTGGCAGATGGTGAGAGATATGTTATTACGAACAAAACCAGAGCAGGATTTAATATAGAAGTATTTTCTGGTAGTAGTACAAGCACAAACTCAGTTACACTTGATTACGTGGCTAAAGGATTTGGTAAGGAGATCGTTTAAATGGCACAACATGATATGAATATAGCTAATCAGGGCTTTCCTGCTACGAGGGCTGATTTAAACAATGCCTTGCAAGCACTGGCCTCAAATAACTCTGGCACATCTGCACCTAGCACAACTTTTGCTAATCAGTGGTGGTATGACACACAAAATAATAAACTGTATATTCGAAATGAAGCGAATAACGCTTGGATACAAGTTGCAGTTTTAGATCAAACCAACAACGAATGGCAGATCACAACTGGAGTTGTTCAAGCTAAAGATAGCGATGGTCTTGCTCTGAAAACAGATGATGGAACAACTAGACTATTTATCAAGGATTCGGACGGTGCGATAGGAATAGGAACGAGTTCGCCGCCTGTTCCCCTTTCTGCTCACGGAACTGGTCCTCAACTAAATCTATATCATAATTCAACAGGCAATCTTGGAGCAAACTTTAATTATAATGGTACTACTGGAAATTTAAGTTTTGCAACCAATGGAGTTAATGCTAGCTCTGCACCGCAGATGACTCTTGATTTAAACGGCCAACTTGGAATTGGAACTGCGGTTCCTCTACGTCAGTTAAGTATATCAAATAGCACTAACGCAGAAATGAGTTTTATTAGCGGCACTTCTTCTAATGCGTCTATATTATTTGGTGATGGCTTAACTGGTGCAGATGTTTATCGTGGATACATTCAGTATAACCATGCTAATAACGGAATGACGTTTGCCACTAATGCGGTAGAAGGTATGACTCTTAAAGATGGTGGAAATCTTGAAAAATTAGGCGATACAAATTCAGCTAGAATAATTCCTCAATCAGATAACGCAGGATTCTTAGGTGAAAACTCACACAGATGGGAAGCACTGTTTGCTGTAAATGGTACTATACAAACCTCAGATAAAACTATG